GTTTCGACCAGCGAAAAAGACGACAAATCTTACCTGAACTACAACGTCGACCGTATTCTGTACTTACCTAAGAGTTCTAAAGGAACTCCAAAAAAAGCTGCGGATCCTGAAAAAGGAAAAGTAACCGCAGCAGCTATCGGCTCTATCGATTTTTCCCTCTGATTGGTGACTACCAATGGTGTTTATTGCTGGCCAATTTTCCGCAGACGAAATCCTCTGCAACGTTCCTCCCCACACCTTACGGATCGACTTACAAGCTCGCCGCTGGAAATCCGACGTAGACCCTGACGCTGCTATCGTCGACAAAAACGATAACGGTATCCCGATTGAATTCATCCTTCTGGGCTTTACCCCTTACTTCGGTAACCTTGGTCTACGTAACCAAGAAGAGTTTCTTCGGATTGCTTATATCGGGGTAAGCCCGAACCATCGGTTACTTCCCCCACGCTGTGTAACCACTTCGATGATCTCTGGAAAATCATCGCAGAAGAATTTTATTTCTTACTTCCAGACTCTTTATAACAACCGTATTAACTGCGCGTCTGTTGTTACCTCCTCTAAATTTGTAACGCGCAGCTTTAACGAGCGCGATCCAGTCACTGGCGCGGACGGCGCAAAGATCAACTTCAACGCTTTGGAGTTTACGGATCGCCCTGCCGCAAGCGAAACCGAAACTCAACTGATCAAAGACATCGATGACTGGATTTCCGACAAGGGGGCGAACCTCATCGCAGCAGCGCTCAAATCTCACATTCCTGGATCGGATTTGGTTGAGCTACCACTTGGCTCAGATCATACGGAGATCAAGGCCCAGTTTGCGGCGACGCGTGCGGGACAGGTGGAGAGAAATCTCCCCTCTGCTTCCGTTCCTAGCAAATCTCTCAAGTCTGCTGCTGATCCTGTCCCTGCAGACGATGCTGAGCCGCCTTCTGCTAAACCTAAGAAAGCTCTTGAGCTTACGGAAGAACAAGCAAAAGCGCTTGGGTTAGAGTTCTAAACTTACTTAACTTATAAGGCCGGCAATAGCCGGCTTTTTTTTATGAAACAACTCGTGTGCAGGGTAAAAGTAAACAATTTCTGGTGTTCTATTTACGCCGATGCCCTTGTGCCCGGTGTGTGGAACTTAGGTTTAATCGTCAACAAGTCAAAGCGAGCTAGCAACGATTGGTATAAACGAAGAAGAAATAAGAGGTACAGGCGTGCAGTCAGAGAGAAAAAATTAAAAACATTGAAAGAACTGCGCGGGTGTTTGTTGGCGCTTAAACAGATGCTCATCAAGATCCCCACGGGGGACAACATCTTCATTTTTAACGACTTCGAAAAGGCTATAAACCTAAGCGCTTACGTCATTCGCCTTGGGTTTGTTCCTGTGCGTCGCGATGATCAAATTGTTTGGGTTCTAACAGCTCAGAAAAGGGCGGAAGCTCAACATTGTTTTTTACACACCAACTGACTAATCGCGAGAACAAGTGTCCTTTTAATTGATACTGCTGGTGGACACTGGCAAAAATCTCTAAAAGCTGCTCTTTATCCAACTTCTTCGCGTCCATCATCACTCGATGATGTAAAAAGCTCTGTTCGGGGGTCGACCACTCAAGATTTAACATAATCTTTAGAGCGTACATGTTTACTGTAATGACTATCGCGTGGACGTGCTCGGTGAGGTTCGCTAAGCTCAGCAAACACTGACCCGGACAGGCTTTGTCAGACTTTTACAGCATCCCAAAGGGGGTTACCCACGCGCTGATTAAACACAGCTACATCACGGGATCGGTTTTAGTTCCGCATGATCCTCTAGGGGTCCTTAGCGATCAGCTTAGATCTCACAATTATTCTGTGACCTGTAATCAAAATGAAGAAAATGTCACCAACCCGATCTGGTGGGTGTCGGAGAAACAAAAAAACTACGATTGGGTAATCGCTCAGACAATGGGTTTGTCTGAATACAGTGAGTACATTCTAGAGTATGGCATACAAATAGCTAACAAAGGGATCGCTGTGTTAGACAGGTTGTCCTTTATCGAACCTGTCGCCAAAAGAAAAACTTTTCTACTCAAGAATAAACTGAGCAATATGATCGTCCTGAACCCACGTCCGAAATTCCGTGCGATTGGTTCTACACGGGACTCGGTTACGAGTTGCTGGTTTGTTTTTCAAAAGCCCGAGAACTGGACGGATGGCACGCAGGTGACATTCGGTTTAGATTGGGACCGCGTTGATCCGCTCCCCCCGCTTCAGTAATGTCATCAAGATCACAGAAGTTCGAGACGTTTCAAAAAGCTATCCTCGAGCACCTAATTGAAACAAATGCAAAACTCGACAAGATCTCTGCCCTTCTGGTATCCAATCAACTCCTTCAAGAGTGCGTATCCCCCGAAGGAGAAGCTCGATCTGCCGCCGATTGCGCGGAGATTGTTACCGATAGTTTTTGCGCAGGCATGTGCCTCTCAGAAGACCTGAACTCACGATCTAAGGAATTCGAATATCAAAAATCAGAATTTTTTGTAGAAGATGAGGACGAAGAAGACGACATAGACGAAACTGAAGATGATGATGAGGATGAGGGGTACGAACCGCCGAGATTTCCGTCACTGACATTTTGATAAAAGCAGGTTAGTCTTTGTTTAATTCGACACAAAATTGTGTCCCAAACACGACTAACCCTTAACGGTCTTAGGCACTACAACTGCGCTGGTGTTCCTAAACCTCTACCGTCCGTAACTAGCGTCTTATCTGCCACGCAGTCAGAAGAAACGCGGCAGAAACTTGCGTATTGGAATGTCATGAATCCGGGGGCTGCCGACAAAGCAGCAGAACGCGGAACCTGGATTCACAATGCGGTGGAAAACTGGATCAGAGGTCTTCAAGTCGAACCTCCGAAGGATTACGCCCCCTACTGGGAGGGGATGCCGGCCAAACTCGAAGAGCTATTAGGCGAGGGTAAAGTACTGTGGTCCGAAAAACCGTATAACCAACCTCAATGGTCTAAATACACCGGAGAGGATGGTGTAGGCAGAATCCATTATTACGACGAAACAACCGGACACGGTTACGCTGGTTGCTGCGATATCATCTACATTGATTCAAACGGAGAAACAATACTAGGGGATTTTAAAACTTCTGTTGGCCCCTATAGTTATAGGTTTCCTAAAGCGAATTCTGGTATAGATGAAAAACTAAGGAAGGCTTTAATATCCGGAGTGTTTAAACTTAAGAAAACACAACTTCAACTAGCGGCTTATAAATTAGCTGCCGAAAGTTGTCTAGGGATATGCATCGACAAAACACAAATAATTGTGTCCACAGCGGTCCCGGAGTACTCAGTTCAAGTTTTTACTTTCGGAAAAAACGACGTTGAAAAACACGAACAGCAGTGGTTAGAGGTAGTTAAAAAGTTCTACAATCTTCAGGCTGCGCCTTAAGGCTTTTTTCGGTAGCCGCGCCGGGAAGAGCATGTCACAATGTCAAGCGCGGGATTCAGCAATGCAGTTTCACTTCAGCCGGAACCGAGAGGTTCGTCGCCACCTCAACCCCAAAACGGGGAAAATCGGAACCGGCGGAAACTTTAAAGCATTCAACGAGAACTGGGAAGCTCTCAGCGGGACTACCGAAGAAATCAGCAAGGACGTACTTGAAGGGTACGGTCTTTGTGCTTGGCATTTACTAAACGGAAAAAGAAGTAAAAACGAAACTGGGTGTATTCAGGCTGGCTTAATAATTATCGACGTAGATAACCAGGCAGACGGTAAGGATGCGGACGGAAATAAAGTACAGAAACAAGAGCTTAATGAACAACAAGCGTTAGATCTTGAAGTATGTAAAAAATATCTGAGCTTTGCTTACTATTCGCCAAGCACTCAAGACAATTGGCCTCGTTTTCGATTGGTTTTTGGTTTAGAAAAACCGATCATCGACACAAGTTTTTACCAGTGGTTTACGAGAGAAATATCGAAAAATATTCCAGGGTCTGATATTCGCGCGACTCAAGTACCAAATTTGTTTTATGGCGCAAAGGAAAATACGCCGCTAATTCATATAGGCGATAAGTACATACCCGAAGATAAGATCAACGAAGCTTACAAGAAATATTTATCTCTACCAAAAGAAGACACCGAGCGCGGCGGTGCCCACGACGCCCTCAGCGCCCCTGTGGCTGCGGATGGACTAAATCTCGAACGCTTGGTTGCGAACACAGTCAAGGCGATCCTGGACGGCGAGGAGGTTGAAGATCGGTCGTTCGCAATGGCGGCGGCGCTAAAGGAGCTGATCGGCTGGTGCAACTGGCTTCGCGAGAAAGGGCTGTCAGTACAAAAGAACCCCCTTGACACAGCGAACCATGTGTTCGAGAATATCTACGAGTACGACCCTCAGCTCGATGGCAAATTTGACCGAATCCTAAGCAGCATCACAGATGTCGCATCCCTAAGGCCCGCTATTGCTATTGCTTCCGAGAATGGCGAAACCGCTATCTGGAAGAAGATAAAGGCTCAGGATCGACTGCTGTTTGACACACTATGTCCGGATGACATTAAAGATGATTTAAAGCAACAGAGACCGAAACCAGTTAATTCGATTTTGACTATCGAAGATCCCACAGCAGGTCAAACCTCTTCCTCTAAGAAAACAAAAACATCAACACCAACATCACCAAAAATGACTTCGCAAAATCAAACACCATCAACACCTAATCAGCTCATTCAATTGCAGAGTAACAATCGTCAATTCTCTGAAAACGATATCGCTGATGTAATCGTAAATAATTACGGCGACAAATTTTTGTTCGATTCAAGTCTGGATGAGTTTTTCGCATATGATGATGACGAAGGTGTATGGTACATAAACGACGAGCAACATATTAAACGTCGTATCGTAAAAACATTAGATACTTTTGTTACCGCTGGTGTACTACCTAAGTACAACTCGGCGACTGTAAGTTCTGTATTTCAAATCCTAAAAGCGAAACTGCTGAAATCGATCGACGGCGGACGTAGGTCTATTTGGCAGGCAGGTAAAAACCTGATTGCTTTTAACAACGGTGTGTACAACGTAAGTACACAAGAGTTCACTCCTGGGAACCAGAAAGATCTATATTTTCAAACTAAACTTGCTTACGATTTTGAGCCCACGGCGACCTGCCC